AGCTGCATTGTTTATCTTGTCATTGTACGCCGTGTTCCATTCATTTTGCTTAATGTCCGTTGGTATCGAATAACCTGAGGCATAGCTTAACGCTAATGTTCCCGAAGTTGTTATAGGTTGCCCTGAAATAGATAAGCCTGTTGGTACGGTCATTCCAACCGAAGTAACCGTTCCGTTATCCGTGAAATTACCCGATACCGTGCCTCCGTCTTGCTGGGTCAAAGTAATGGTTTTGGTTGTTGTTCCCGTTACCGCTAAGCTATTTACTTTGTCATTGTAGGCTGTGTTCCAATTAGCCGAATTATTGGGAATAGATGAAGCCCACGTTGAACCTGTTGACAAGGCAATGCCAGCCTCAGGGTAAACAGGATTTCCTGCCTGAGCCGATCCGACAGAACCAATTCCGCTAACGGTTGCGACGGTATAATTTGCACCTGTTTTAAATGAGGTGGAAACAATGGTAATTTTATTTGTGTCAGTTAAATTATATTGGTCATTGTTCAAAAGTTGGCCATTTCTAAAAACCAAAATATATGCCTTTAATTGAATGGGAAATTTAGGCGTAATTGTCCACGTTAAAACACTTGAAGAGGCTGGTTGATATTCTTGTTTTAAAATCTTAATGGTATCGCCACCAATGGCAACATTGATTGAATCTTGCAACCTTGCGTAAATGGTTGTGGTATCTAAACGCAAAGTTCCCGTGGTTGTGATTGCACCACCGAGCAAGCCGAAGCCTGAGCCAACACTTGTCACTGTACCCGTTCCTTTTGTATCTATTCTATTTGATAATGAAGCCGTGTCCGCTGCGTTTAATTTTGATGCAAACCTTGTAGTAAGGTTTAATAAACTTGTATCAGTTAACTCCATTAATACAGACAAATCAGCCGACACTGTGCCCGTGGTTGTTATTGGGTCAGGTGATACAAGTATTCCCGTACCTCCTGAAATTGAGGTAAGTGATCCGCTACCACTTCCACTACCACCACCACCACCACGCGGAAAAATTACCGTATAATTTTCACCTACTTTGTAAGCCGTTGCACCAATGACAACCGAAGCATTTGTTGGTATCGTGTATTGAGTTGGTAACAATATTTGTCCGTTACGGTAAACTTGCACTACATTTACGCCACCAACTACTAATGTATCTGACTGTGTCCATGTCAAAGTACTTGAAGAAACATTCGTAAAATCTTGACGCGCGTAAAATCTGCCACTTGTATCTGCGTATGCTTTGGTTGCGTAGTTAGCTAACATTGTGGCGGTATCGCTAACTAAAAGAGTTGGCGTTGTATCGCGCCATAATCCACCTGAATAATATAAAGAAGCATTTGTAATAGGCGAAGAAATAGCTACGTCGTGTAATTCATCTAACTTATACCCCGATGCTACACGAATGGCTATTGTTCCATTATTTGCATGAGAATTAATACAAAAGCCAATAGGCATATCAAGATTTGGCGCAATGGGCTCAACATCCGTCCAAACACCAGCAGTAGTTGGCGAAGGATAAAGAATAGCACCAGCCGCAAAGGTGTCAGTGTTAACTTGCCTTATTTTGCCAAAAGAAATAACGTAACCATCTTCACCGTTGCTTAAATCATGTGCGGTTATTCCTAATAAATATTTTGCATCTATTGAGCCATTGGCTATGAACTTTGCAACTGTTATTCTTCCACTTGCTCCCACCGTGCCATTAGCATATACAAGGCTACCTTTTGTAATGGTTGAACCCGTTTGATTTTTGACAAGCCAAAAGTTTTTAAAGCCTAATTCGTTTGGTACATTGTCATTTAATCCAAGCACCACCGTAGCTAAATCGGAATCCCATCGCATTTTAGCAGTATCGACATTATTTGTTGGAACATTGACATTAAAAAATAATGAGTCAATAGGTTGTGTAAAAGCACCTCCGCCTACTTGATTCCAAACGTTGGAAGTAAAATCAAATGAGTATATTTTTAAATTAACTGTATCAAGAATAACCCAGGCGTTTTGGTTTGATACGGGTTGAATGCTCGCTGTGTCAGAAATTGAACCGCGCCAAACCAAGCCATCGGCGGTGGTTTGAAAACCTAATCTTTGCTTGTTAGGATTTGTTGGGTACTGGGCAAAAAGGGAAATGGATAGGAATAAAATAAGAATTGAAGGCAATGTTTTTTTGCCCCCAATCCTCTTAATCAAATTACTACCCACTTTCAATAAAACCTCCTGGATTAAAATCTCACCAACGCGCCCCAATGTTTTCAGGAAACGTCTTTCTTTCTTTGGTTTTTCCATCATAAAACAATCCCTAAGGTGTTATAAATGTCATTAATTTCTTCATCTTCGTCGCAACTTGCCTCAGGGCAACCAATGGCGCTGGGTATAAACGCGGTTAATGGCGTTGAATAATTGCAAAGCAAATCTTTAATTCTCTTTTTCTTTACTTCCAACCTTTGTAACAAGGTGTCTTGATAAAATTTTAAGCCTTCAACCCCGACGTTTTGCCCGTATTCGTTATCAATGGTATAAAGCCCATTTGTTCCAAGTTGCATAACCATGTACGGCGCTGCCTCGTATAACACGGCATTGGCACAAAATGATTTTAATTGTTTATCCCAAATGTCTTGATAAGACGTTGAAGTAAACCCGGTACTTGTTCCTTTGTCTGCCACCATTGAATCATACAAGGTTAAGCCAATCGCGGGAACAATCCAACGGAACTCGGCATCTTGAATATGTGGGCTGATAAGGCTTTTATCAAGCCTTATATCTGCTGGTGTTGGACGTGCAACCCCACCGCTAATAACTTCACTCGGTTGTATTAATTGGCTCATTCGTTGAGGTTGGTTGTTCTATTTCAACGGGTGCGTACCCTAATATTTCTCTTTTTTCATTCAAAGAAAGGTTTTCTTCCACCTTTATTTCACCCATGAAAGACACGGGCAAAGTGTTGGAAATACCAAACGATACGTCTGTGAATGCTGGATTATAAAGCCCAATTTCTTTTAAGAACGGGTTAATAATCTTTGAAAGCATCAAGTTTTGACGCGGCTTAATAACCGTATTTTGCAAGTATTCCATTTCCTGCCTTATCTGTTGATTGCTTCCAAGTTGCCCCGAAGTTGCAAAGCCTGCTAAAGACTTTGACCAACGGTTAGCAACAACAATGGCTGAGGCTGCAAGGTTCTGAAGGTTTAAAAATTCGCCTTCATTTTCTTTTGATGTGGGTATAAAATTTGCCTTTAATTTCTCATCTCTAAGAACCTGAACAAATAATTTATGGTTATTTCCCATGCCTGTAAACTTTGACTCAATGCCTTCAACAAGTTTTTTAGCTTCGGCTGGACTCATCGACCCAAAGAATTGTAAGATACCCGAAGGCATGAATCCGTTTTCAAACTTGCTTGTATTAAAACGCTGGATTCTATATTCAATTTCAGCCCACATTTTTGCGCCTATCCACTCAGGTAAGCCGAAGTAAAAATAACCAGCCGCGTATTGCTTCACATGAATAATTGAACGCTCCGTTCCGTCTTCAAATTTCTTGAACTCAGGATAAATTGGTACTTCCCTAAATCCTTCGCTTTCGTAAAATGTGCCCTCAGTTGTAAGTGGCACTTCTTCCCAATTATCATAAATGCCAACCGACCTTATAATCTGGTCTGCTTCGGCTTTTCTTATGCCCGTGTTATAAACAGGAACATGATAAATGTAAGTGAATGGCTCATTTCCAACTTTGCCCCGCACAATTTCTGCAAAGCAATTCCCAAAAGCATCGTAATCAAAAGCCAAAGAACCAAGTACCTCTTGTAAGTTTTGAGAATGCAAGTTAACTTGTCCGATAACTTCTTCAATCTCATTCAATGAGTCGTCGGTTATTACCTCACCCTTCATTGAGGTTGTAAGTAAGGTGTTAGATTTCCCTTTCATTGGAATAAAACCGTCACCGACAACCATGTTAACCTTATCCTCGATGATTCGCCGAAGCGTTGGGGAATTGTTTACAATGGCAATAAGACTTTTTAAAAAGTCATCTTTTTGGGTAAAGAATCTTACCCACTTTGCCCCTGTAAAATCAAGTCTTTCTCTGGAAGGCTCATTGAAAATATCTTCCACAACTAACATAGTGTTGGAAGTATCTAAAGTAACGGAAGCTAATAAAGGACTATTATTTCTTTTTAAATTTCTTTTAGCCCTATTCGGAACTGCTTGAATTGTCTTCTTTATTTGGCTCATAGGTTTTTTTCTCAGGCGTGAAAATGAGGTGTTGGCTAACAGATTTGGGGTTGGCATTATACCAACCCCTTAATTCTGCCTGTGTAAAATTTCCGATAGCCTTCTTTAGTATTCCTGCCTTTCCCGTTGGATCTGCTCCAACGTAAATCATTAACTTACTTTTTTCGCGTACTATCATGCTTTTGTATTTTAGTCAAGTGCGTTCATGACTGTTTCCCCATTAACTATAAACCTTGCCTTGTTTGTGGTACGGCAAGTAATGGTTAATGTTTCTTGATTACTGTCAGTAAACAAAGCACCAGATAAACCTTCGGCGCTTGTTAGCCTTGCTGGTCTTTTCTTTGAGCCAATAACCTCAGCGCCCCAAATCCAATAATTGCCCGTGTTTTCAACGTGTACACAAACCAAGCCGCAAGCCTGATTTGCCATGTCCTGAATCAAGTTTCTTAACTCTTGGTCACGACAGTTGATAATACCAACCAAACTTTGCTCAATAGCCACCGATAAAGTGTCCGGGTCTTGCGTCACCGTTTCCGTGAATGCTCCTGAGTTGTCTCTAAATTCAACCTCGTAAAATACGGCGGCTGAGGAAGCCATTGTTATTGCCGTGGTTGCTCCCGATGCGTTGTTTGTGATGCTTGTCACCTGGTTGGCATTGGCAATATAAAGTTTACCAATACCACCTGCACAAGTACCATCGACGCATTGATTAAGCCAACCGCTTGTTATTGCACTCATATATATTTTCGATTAGTAGCCTAAGCTGATTAATGAAGGGTGAATATAGTTAACACCCATTTTAAAACGAGCCTTAATATATACCTTTTCGTCTTTCTGGTCGTACCAAAGTTCCAAAGCCGTCTCAGGGCTTAACACGTCCGTTGCAAGTACCTTGTTTTGTGGGGTTGTATATTCCACATAATGAGGCTTAGTTGTTCCCAAAGAGGTTGCAATATCATCCCAACGGAATTGAGGTATAACAGTCACGCCTCTAAAAGTGAATTGTTCAACGCCGTTAATCAACTGCAATAAACCGTAGTCACCGCCCCCACCGTTCTCGATGTCTTCACGAAGTTGTGAATAAACACTTTGAGTAACATTGAACACCTTTTGGTTAGCTGGTAAACCTTTCAACTGCAAAGGTGCTTGGTCATACACAGCGCGAAGGATTGCAAAGCCATCACCAGCCGCAAGGTCTGAACCTGAGCCTGTGTCTGTGCGTGGAACTAAATCATCCGCAACTAACTGAGGATAATAAACAGTCCAAAATCCATCCAATGAATCAAAATTAGGATTATTAGAAGACTGGTCGCCAAAGTAAGAAAGACGGGTAATGTCATTTCTTATCGCCTGTTGTGTACGGGTCAATAAAATGTTTTCAATCAATGTTCCCGATACGTCTGGAAGCCTTGTTCCTGTTTTCAATAACTCTTCGAAAACCGTGTCCTCAAATTCATCCCAGCACATTTCAAGGTCAACCTTCATTTTTTCAACGTCGATTGTACGCTGATAAATGTCAACTGAGCCAACTGGATTAAATCCGCAGCCAGAATATTTTCTTACAATATTCTCTAATTGCTGAACGAAAACCATTTTCTTTTTATTCGCGACGTTGCCAAGTACACGGAATTGTCCGCGTAAATCATCATCGAAAAAGACTGGTTCTAAAAATATGTTATTTGCCTCCGTGCCTCTAAAGGATACGTCTAATTGGCTTATTTCAACTGATGCCATTTGTTTTTAATTTTAAAGATTTGAATAAGTAATAGTTGCGGACGTATTAGTTAAAACTAACGAATCCTCAATAGTAAATGCAAACTCAGTTTTTGCTCCAGCGGCTGCCGTTGCAAATAACACTTTCCAATCGTTGCCTTTATTCAACGCCGTGGTTGTTATCTGTAAAATTGCCGTTGGTGCGGAGGACTGCCAATTTGCGTATGCCTCATTTCCCGATTCATCCATTACGGTTACTTTGTAAAAATCACTTGCACTTGTTACCCCGGTTAAAGGTGCAACGCTTAAGCGATTACCCGCAGTTGATGTACCGTAAGTAAATGATACGGGAATCCTGTCTTCAAAGGTATCAATCCCATATAATTGTTCCGCGTTTATTCCCTGAGCATTTGCATACGGGTTAGTGCGATTAAGGTTTTTCTGACCTACATAAGTGTTTGAGTCGGAAAAGCCATTTACATTTGCTGTTGCCATTATCTTTGTGAAATTTTAGATTGAACTAATGAAGCAAAAGAATCAAAGTGATTTGCCTTTGCTTTTGTTTCCTTTACCTTTTCATGCGCAGATCCGCCCGAAGGAAGTCCAACGCCTTTTTTAACTTGCGCTCTTAATGCCACAAGTTCATTTCCCAATGTTTCAAGAACGCTTTCAATCTCGTTTATTGAGTTCTTTTGTTCGTCGCTCTTTTTGTACATTGATTCCATTTCCTCTTTTTGCTTAGTATGGATAGCATCCATTTCTTCTGGACTCATTACGAAATATCCTAAATCTCTAAGCATTGTAATTGCCGTTTCAACTTCGTCGTTTTTTGGCTCTTCGGTCATTACCTCTTCTTCTGTCATAACATCTTCGACTTTTTCGTCGACGGCGTTAAGCAGATTTTTAATCTTTTCTAAAATGGAATTACCCATGTCATCGTCTTTTTTATTGTTGGTTAATAATGCAGCTGGGACATTTAAGAACTTGTTAAGGCTATTTTGCAACGGTAATAAATCAATATTTTTTTCGCCAACTTTTACAATTTCATCAATGAAACCAAACTCTAATGCTTCCTGGGCGGTCATCCATGTTTCAGCCGCCATCATTTCCGTAATCTTGTTTTCAAGGTCTTTCTGTTTCCCTTTACGCTTATAAACTGAGGCGGTATAAATGTCCAATAACTTTGCTTCCATCTTATCCAATAATTCAGCAGTTGCTTCAAGTTCGTCGGCGTTACCCATCGTATAACTCCAAGGTCGGTGAATCATTAAAAAAGCATTCTCAGTCATTTTCACTTTATCCGCGGACAAAAGTACAACCGTTGCAATACTCGCTACGAGTCCGATTCCTGTTGCCGTTGTTTCATTGGGGTAATTAGCAATTAAATCAGCGATTCCCATTCCTTCGGTGACGGAGCCACCGCCAGACGAAATCACTAAGTTAATTTCCTCACCCTTTGCGTCGTTAATTTTTGTTCTTACTGAATTGTATGAATTAACAGATTCCGAAATTTCCCCTAAAATATCAATATTAAATTTTGCCATCGCTTTACTTTCCTTTTCCCTTTCAATTTTTTTAAACTTTGCCTCAGCCCAATCCCTCATAGCACTTCCGCCCCATGCGTCGTACATAATTGAACCGCAAATCTCATTTCCATCTTCGTCAAAGTATTTGCCCTGGTCATACGTTTCCGCACGGGAAAGAAATGAATACGTTCTTTGCACGGTGTCTTCGCTCAAGCCTTCGCCGTTTGCGATTTGATTTGCCCTTAACCAGCCGACACGCGTACCACAATTTGAACCATTTTTCTTATGGTCAAGTGCGCGCCTTGCGTTATTTTTTGCCGTGTCTGGATAATCAGCGTAAGTCATGTTGTAAATTTATTTATTATTATTTTTCTTATTCCTTTTTTTGCTGATTCCATAGCCAAAGGACTCAGGGTGTTGTATCATATTATACACGGTTTTTTCGCTTAATCCCGTTTGGATGCTTATATCCATTATGGCATTCATCTTGCTTTCGTTCTCGAACAAGGCGGCTGGGTAAAGTTCCATAACCATGAATTTAGCAACCGTAACATCTTTTATAATATTGATTTGAAATAAAAAGTCAATAAGATTATAAATGTCAATTGTCGTTCCTTCCTTCTGGCAAAAGGTAACATATTTACGTAACAAGCTTCTTTCAAATTCAAGAAATAACTCCCTAGTTACCTCCTTTTTTTCATTGTCCATCTCTCCAAAATTGTACTATTTGCCTCATTTTACCAACTACCTTTGTCCGGCACGCTGGGCAGTTTCTTCTTTCAGGCTCGTAATGGTTTACAAAGTTGTTATAAATCTGGAATAAATAATCCATGTCCGACGGGTCAATCGATAAAACCCTGTAAGTCCTGTCAACCGTTGCCATGACTTGCTCTTTATATTCATCGGGAATGCGGCTTGCAAGTTCTCCCCAAATTGAATTTCCTTTCATACAGTTACACATTTATAAAGTTGCTTTTACTTTTAGTTTATTCCCCTCAGCAAGATCGCGCGCAATGTCATCCGAAACGACATAGGCTTGAAGCCTGTCAATGCGATTGTTGATTGCGTCGGTCTTTGCCTCAATGACTTGTAAAAAATTGCTTAAATCATTGTTGCCTGATAAGGCTTGTATTGGTGCAGAAATTGGAGGCACCATGCCACCCTCGGCAAAACCTTTGATACCAATGCGTCTAAAGGTTGGTGAACCGCCTAATAAACTTTGTTGCCTTTGGTTCAATACAACCTCGCCACGCTTAACGTAGGCAAGTACATTGTCCCCGTTTGAACGTGTTGGTATATTTTGTTTACGGTTGATTCTTTCACCAGTTACGACGCCACCTTCTGCAAGAGGCTGGGCTGCTATTGTTGCAATTTGAGCGGCGGCTGCTATGCCTGTAGGAATGGCAAGTAAAAATGAACCTTGAGCCAATGCCTTTTGAAAAGCTAAAGCGCCTTGAATGATTGCTTGTATTAATGCAATTTTCTTTTCATCTTTTGCCGCCTTTAATCTTATCGCCTCAGCTTCTTTTTGTTGTTGCTCAAGTAATAACTTTTGATTAGCAACATCTCTTTCAATTCTTTTTCTTCTTATTCCAGATGCCTTTTCTGCTTTTGCCTCAAGTTCCGCAATGTTGTTTTCTGTTGTTGTTATCTGTTCGTTTATTGCATCCGCTTCCTTTTGTGCCCTTGCCTGTTGGAAGGTAGAAATTATATCGGTGACTGAAAGAATAGATTCGCTGATAGCGTCTATTAATTTTTGAGTATTTTCTTTTTTTATCTCAATTTCTTTTTTGTCATAATTATTTCTAATCTCTTCTATTTCTTTTGCCGACTTATTAACCAATAACTCCCTTAATTTTGCTTTTTCAAGTTCTGATTGGATAATAAAATCTTTATCATTTTCAAGATTTGCAAGGTCATCCGCTAACTTTTGTTTTGCTACTGCGATTTCCCTTTCTTCGTCTTTTTCAATTGCGTCAATGTCACCCTGAGCAATTAATTTATTAAACTTCTTTTCAGCTGCTAACCTACTGTCATTTATTCCTTTCTCTTGTTTTTCTAATCCCTCTTTGCCTTTAATATAATTTGCCTCAGCCGCACGGCGTTCAATCAAAAGGTTTTCAACCTCCTTGCCGCCAGTTGCCTCAAGTGCAATTAAAGCATTAATCCTTTGTACCTCGGCGTTATAATCGTTATCTAAAACAATTCTCCTTTGATTAATATTTTCAATCTCATCTTCGGACGCGGTTTCCTTTGCCCGTGCAAGGCTAATGACCGACTGGGCAACTTTAAAGTTTTGGTTAATTTCATCAATGGCAATCCTTTTCTTTTCTTCGTCTGACTTGCCAAGTATTTCGTTTTGAGTATCAACCGCAGTTTTAATCTGGGCGTTAACCTCGTTTAATTTTGCCGCTATTTCCTTTTGTGAATCAGAACCAACCACGGCGTTGGAAAAGGCGCTTTGTAATTCGCTTCGCTTGTTTTCCAAGGCAGCGATTGAACCTTCGGTAAATGATTTTACAAACTTTTCACCGCCTGTTTTACCTGATTCTTTTGGATTAAATTTATCCAATTCTTTTTCAAGTTGCTTTATTTCCGATTCAACCTTTTTAAATTCTTCAGTACCAAAAGCAATAGATTTTCTTTTCTTTTTTTTAGCGTCTAATTCTTTTTGTAATCCATCTTCTGTTTGAAGTAAAGATTCTTTTAATAATTTTGCTTTTTCCTTTTCTTTATTTAAATCTGATTCTCTTTGAATCATTAATTGATTTTCCCTTTTCTTCCATGCTTCACTACCTACTTTCAATATTTCTTCGCCCTGTTTCTTTGTCTCACTTTTTTTTAAAACACCTTGAGCAACCAATCTTTCAAAATCTTCTTGGCTTGCTCTTTGTTGTGCAGCTTTTACTCTTTTTACATATTCTTCATTTATGCCAAACAATTCAGAAAAACTTTTTCCAACTGCATTTAATATTCCAATAAATGTATCAGTTATAAATAAACCAATGCTTTTTAAACCATTTAAAAATTCCTTTCTTGATATTTCTGCATCAATAACAGTTTGAGAATACTTTGCCGTTTCTTCATTTAAATCCTGAGTAACTTTTATATTTCTTTCAAGTTGCTTTTGTAATTCTGTTTCAGCGCCAAATAAATTATCTGTATTATTTAAAACATCTCCAAGGGTTAATACATACGCTCCAGCGTCTTCACCAGCGCCAACAAATAAAGTAGAAATCAGCCTTTGTAAATCGACTGAATTTACACCTGTTTCTTTTATTTCTTTTGTTACAAGTTGCAAAGCTTCACCACTTGTGATGCTTCCGTTTTTTATGTTTTGAAATAAATTGGTTGTAAATTCTTCGCCAAATGCACCTATTAAAGCATCCCTTGAGGAATTACTTTGGTCTCTTACTTGTGTGCCAAATTCCTTTATTGCATCTAAGGCTTTATCTGAAAATACTCCCTTATTTGCTGAATCGATTGAAACGGCTAAAAATTCTTCAATGCCTATTCCAGCAAGTTTAAATTGAGCGGGGTATTCTTTTAACTCTTGTAAAAATTCTCCTTGAGCGTCTGCGCCTTTTAAAAATCCAGACTGAATAGTATCAAATGCTTTTTCAAAAGGTACGCCAAATTCCTTAACTAATACATTAGCTGCAACTGCAACCTCGTCTGCACTAACCTTAAATATTTCTCCAATGGTTTGAGCCCTTACCGCAACTTCGTCTAAGTTCTCAGCCGCAACGCCAAAGTTTTCAAGTTGTAATTTAAGGTCAAATATTGCTCTTGCTGATTGGCTCACCTCTTCAATAATAGCACTTATACCACTAAACGCCGTCAATGCTAAACCAATACCACCAAGCCCAATATTTGCGACGCCTGTTGTTTTACCAAGATTTGCAAAACCACTTGATAAATCACCAACTAAGCCCGTAACATTCCCAATCGTACCGCCTAACTTAGGAAAAAAGTTTGATAAGGCTTCGGTATAACCGCCGACGTTCCTTTGAAATTGTCCAACGGTTGCGTCAATTCCCTTTAATCTTTTATCTAAAGCATTGATTGAAACTAATAAGTCCCGTGCCTCCTGACTTGATTCCTGTTCGGCGGCTGCTAAATCTTTGTATCGGTTGCGCTGGTCGTTTAATTCCTTGCTTAACTTTCGATAAGCACCCTGTGACTTGTCAATGCCCGCTATTTCTTCCTTCCTTAGCTTGATTTGTTCCCGGGTAACATCGTTGACAAGTGACTGAGCGGCTTTTAAATCGACTAACTTTTTTTCAAGCTTCTTGATTTCGTCAACGTCTGCCGTCTTTTTTAACTCAGCATTTATATCAGCGATTTGCCTTTTAAGTTGCGTTGCCGTTTCGATCGTTCCAGCAAGTCCTTCAATCTGGATTTTAAAACCTATTACCTTTTCAGCCATTATATTTTTATTTTATTAATGACATCTTTGAGGTATGCCATATTAATAATATATTCATCGTTTTGCAAAACACCGCGTATCAAATTAAGGTGAATCATGGAAGCCTTTTGAGCAAGATAAAACACGCGGCCCGTTTCCTCAATTTCATCGTCAAGAATAAAGGAAGAATAAAATTCAAGAAATACTTTTTTGCCCAATGCCTCTTTATCTTCCATTATCCTTTTGTTACACCATTTACAACTACTTCATAATTTGCCCCGTCAAAGTGCGTATCTACATTTATTCCAATGGTTGAACCACCAATAATATATTGAACGGTTGGTATCAACTTTTGTCCATTCATGAATACAAGTACATTGGCATTCGTGTTGCTCACCTGAGTTATTCCGGAATTAGGCGCAAGTACTAACACGTTTGTCATTGAGTTAAGGAACGGCGTATAAGATAATTGGATGTTCACTGTTGCCCCATTTGCACCCACTAAGCCGCTGCCAGATCCTGTTACCGTTCCCGATTGAGGCGAAGCCCCAGCAAGTGTAATCGTGTTGACAACTTTTGTTAAATCGTTTGTATTAGGTTTTTCATCGTAAAGTAAAACCGTTTTGGCTGGGCTATTGGATTTTGGATTGTATTCCAAACTTTGAATAATAAAATTCGATGAACCAATAATTCCCTTGCGCCTAAATGAAAGCTGTGTAATATCTTTTGGTTTCCATTTGGCAAACGTCGTGTAAACCTTACCCAGTTCTATTCGCTTGTAAGTCTGGAGATGAAAGGTTTTAAAAACGCCTTGCATTACGTTTGTATAATTTGTAACCTCGTCGCTAAATGATAAATTAAAATCTGCACCACTTGGGTCATTGTAATTTACCATGAATGCGGCTGGAAAATCAAAAGCCGATGTCGCCGAAGTTGTTTCATCAAACAAACGTACATACCCATCTAAGCCGCCACGCCTTCCAGCGTAATAAAGCAAACGAGGTGCAAGGTTATAATTAGGTTCGGCATCGGTTACCGTGTTGTAATCATCACCAAATACTAAAGGCATTTGTGCGCCGTATGTTCCTCCTGATGTTATTTCGACGTCGTTAATGTGAATGGCTTTTGCGAAGAACTTTGTATAAATAAATTCAATACCGTTTTCAAATCTATCCTGGGGGAAGTTGTAACCGCCTGAGTAAATATTTACCCCTCTTCTTTCTTCTTCCTTGTTCGTCGTATCGTCATCCGTGGCATACGCCAAAACCTGACTTGATTTATACCCGTCCAACACTTGAAAGTCTGAACCATCAATGTCACGGGTATTTAAATCGTACTTGTTTGAGCCTTTAAAGAACCCTTCGAAACTTGTAAGACTTGCCGCTCCTGTGCTATTTGCCCTGTATCTTATCGTGTAATCATCTTTTGGATACGCGTAAACTTGCTTATTTAACACGTCTGTTTCCCATGCAAGGTTAAAAACGGTGGTTAAATCTGCTATTATGTCCCGAACATACCATGAAATAGGTATGATATATTGAAGGTTTACCGTTTCGCCTGTTTCCAAGCCTTCTTTTTCTGCCACAATGGACAAAGAACCAGCGAGATTTAAACTAAATGTAACATTTTCGTACCTTAATCTAAGTTTCACGGTGTCTGTTGCCACTAAGTCGCCAAGAAATTCAAGGAGAATTGAATCATTTAGGCTCGTTTCATTTGTCAAATCATAGGTTGATACGTTGTTTCCATTGACCTCAAAGAATAAAATGAGTTCTGCAAATTGATTTAAGTCACCAATCGATGCCGTTAATGTAACATTTAACTCAGCTGCAATGTCATACAAGGCACTTATTGGAGCGGTATAAACGCCGCCTGTGTAATTGCCGCCTGTGTCAAAGTTCGGTGACGTTGTTTCATCGGTGAAGGCAATGTCAACCGTCCCGTAATCACCAGCGGAATAAGAAATGGATGAAGGCGTTGGATTCGATGCCCTGAGGTTTACAAAGTCTTTAATATAATCTGCATCAAGGTTTAAACCCATTGGAATAATCAAACGGTTAAAAGGATCGGTCTTAAAGATACTATTAAGTTGATAACCTTTATTTGCAAAAGCCTTTTCCAATATTTGCCAAATGAAAATAGCAGGCGTCAACTCGTTATATAAAATATATGTTTCATTTTCCCACGCTTTCCACTTCATCAAGATAAAGCAATACTCAGCCGTTACAGGGTTGTAATTTGCCTTAACCGTTGTTTCACTCACCTCTATTGTACTCCAGCCCAAATCCCTTACAAGGATATTTCCCACGTCGGAGAACCAATCAGCATTGTTTCCAATCAATGAGACCTTGAAATTTGAGGCAAGGAAACCCGAATTGATTGCCTGTAAATCTGCACCCTCCAACCTTGCTTTTCCTGTGAGGATTGGCACGCCGTCGGCTTCAAGTCTTGCTGATAACAACTTGAAAGCATTGGTAACAATGGCGCCAGCATCGGTAATGTTTTGGAATATGTTTACGTTTGTCTTTGTTGCTGGAAGAGTTACGTTCCTTTTGGAATGCGCACCCGATATGTTTCCGAGTTCAATATTCTCGATTGAATAATCAATAGTTACATTAACCTCACTTTGGTTCAAGTCAACCTCCTGTCCACCAATAAATAATTTTATCATAACTGGGCGGTTGGTTTATTAGGATAGGTAATTTCAAATGATACTTCAATATCCGTTGCCCTATTATTATCTGTCAATGTTTCCGCATTGGAAATAGTAACATTGACATACTTGCCATTCTCAATGATGTACACCTCAGGGGAATAAAACAAGGAAGAAATATACAAGGCATCTTCATGTGGAATACTACATTTAACTTGCTTCCTTTTGTTTACCCTTTGATTTGTCTTGATGATTGTTTTATCATAACTATTTGCCCGTGGACTTGCTGCCACATTCCAAGGCTGCGATATGTTTATTATATCCGCATTGGCGTTTTGTAAGTCAATGATTAATCCACGGAACTGGTAACTTTCCGCACCGCCATATTTCCCGAACCAATGCAAATCAATGTTATCATTGCAGTTTGGCTCAATAAAAATATCAATGCTTTCTGAACGCTGCGTATAACTTCCGTCGTATGAACCAACGGACACGGAATAATAATCATAAGCACTTGATGACTCAGGAAAATTACCCATGTGAAAAATGGCGCTGCTTCCAAAGATATTAGCCGCACCAACGGACAATGAATATAAATCATTGTTAGCTGAGGATATAACAAAGTCAACAATCGTCTCCGCACTTGAACCTGATTTAGTGTAAAACAAAAACCTTCCAGCGTTTACCCCTTTGCCGACAAATGAAAGAAATATATTCCCATCATCATTGCATCGCCTGTCTTGGTTATTCGTGGTAAGGAATCTAAAAGGATTTGCCGACGGTTGATAAAAGTCATTTAGGTTAAAATTGTTTTCGTCACCGTAAAACTGGGAAGGAATGACAAAGCCTGTTGAACTGTTTTGACTTGCGGTCGATGTAACAAGGAAACCCGCACTTGATACTGTTTGGTTTTTGGAAACACAAAACACTGACTTAATAACATCAGTGTTATTTGTCAATGAATAAGTATCAAGAGCTCCGAAGAAGCTTGTCTTGCTGCCTGTCAATGGTGCAACGTCTGAATAAAGGAAGCTTTGGATATTAGTATCAAAGACCGCGCTACTTCCACTTGTTCCCGTTTGAGCCGCTAAGAAAGATCCTGCAAGGCTGCCACCAACATAAACGTCAATTTGTTGCTGAATAACCGCCGAAGGCTCAATGCTTCGATAAGATACAGGATAAAGAAGGCTTGATAATATGTCTGGATTTATCGTGTAACTCATCTGTTTAATATTGATTTGTAATAACTTTCAATCGTTGCCTCCACGCTAAGTGTAATAGCATTCTCGATTAATTCAATAAACTTTGGACTGCTTTTGTCTAATGCCTGTTCAATGAATCCTGTTCTTTTTCCCGTGCTTGAATATCTTGCACTTGCTTTTGTTGGCATTCCCTCCTTTTTATGTTTGGATGCAATAGCAAAAGCGATACCCTTTGCCTCTTTGTCACTTTTACCCATACGTCGTTTGACGTAATCAATTAAGCCGCTTATGTATTTGCTTGGTGGTCTGCCAGAATTAGGCGTGTAAGGAATCCTTGCCGCCGTGACTCCTGAGTTATTTATCGCCATGTAATCAGGAACAAGCCCCTCGATAACAATAGCGTTAATTTCTTCCGTTATCACCGTTTCCATTTGTTTAACCGCCGACCCCGACAACTCATGCCCTTGTGCCCTCCATTCATTCGCAACCACGGTAATGGCTAAAAGACTAATGTCATCCGCTAACTTTTGTAATCCTTCTAACATTCGCTTTTGATTGAAATATTAAAAGTAGCCTGAACCGTCACCAATCTTTGAATCGACGTAAAGGAATCAAGAACAAGGTTTACTTGGTCTGGAATACTATTAGTTGTTTTCGTTGTTCCCAGTTCCAATATAAATCTTTCTGCAAAAGCAATAAGGTTTGACCACTTTGTTATTTGCAAAGTTGTATCCACGTCCCCATTTTCATCATAGCCCAATAGGTCATCAAAAAACAAAGTCACTTGATAGGTATCCCTTCGAGTGACTGGATTATTTGTCAATGTTGGCACGGCAAAAAATACCCGTGGGAAAATGTTTGTACTATTTTCGCCTTCTTCCGTATAAATTTGAGAACGAACCCGATCCGATGGCCAGCCGAAAGAGAAGCCGTTTAACCCGTTTACGGCGTCGGTTGCGGCTTCGAATATATTTGCTAACTGTACTAAACTCATTTTTTGCTTTTAGATATTTCATCGATAACTTTTTCCTCCGCCGCTTTGCTTGCAAGGTATTGAAAGACTTGGTACAATTTTGCTTTTTCTGCTGATTCCAAAGGTGTGAACCCTGTTAAATTAAACAAACCTGACTCCGCCACTTTCTTTATTGTCAAGTACCAACCGTATTTTTCATTAAGCCTTTCACTTGCTAATTGAGATTTACCATTGCCTTTTCCAGCATAGAGGTCTGCAAATCTAACATATATCTCTCGCTTAACTTCGTCAAAAAAAAAGCAACCTCATAGGATGTCTGCAAGGACATTTGTAAAAAGTCGACCTTGTTTTGCTCAAAGAGTTCATCGCTGTAATCTTCGCCCAATGGTTTCAAAAGAACCGCCATGATATTTAATAATCCCTCAGGGTCACCATTTTTAACTTGATTCATTGCCTTGTCATACTGAGCCGCCATTGTAAACTCAAGGAGCGTGGATTTTTCCATTAACCTTTCTGGAAGCGTGTAAACCTTGCCGTTAAAATCGTACAGTTGTTTATACTTTGTTTCCGTTGGCGTGTTGATTGCACTCATTATCTTACTGTAAATGAATACAAGGTATTTTAATTCTAAGCTATCTGCCACTTTGCCAAAGCAAGCATCAAGGGCAATGCCTGTAAAATAGTTAACCACCTTTGCCATGTAAGGATACCTAACATTTGCCTCCCAGACTTCGTCCATGATTTCAAGGCGTTGGTTCAACTGTTCATCATTGGTTCGCCATTGAGTCATCAAAGGTGGAAGGAAACGGCGTACATTGTCCTTTACTTCTTGGTTTTTTAAAATGTCTTCAAGTTCAATGATAACGGTAAATTGCAAAGTATCCTTAGTTATTACCTTTAACTTCTTTGCATACGGTAAAATCTTTTGATAAACCGCGTCTCGTTCATTCATGTATTGAATCGCTTCCAATTCAACCTTTGGATGCTCAGGCAAAAGGAACTTGGCAAAGTAAATGTATTGTTCCAAAGTAATATCCGAAGCCGTCTCAGGATAATTGTACTTAATTTGTTTGTTTCCGATGTTAAATATTACCATTATTTTCTCCTTGCTTTTTTGGTTACAGGAATGTTATCAGCCAATAAATCGCCATTGGTTTCGGTTGTACTTGGTTTAAAAGGAACTGGCTCAGCTTTTGCGTGACTTACCAATGGAAGCGACGGAGGGCGTGACCATTCTCTTTTGATTCCATTCCCTGTGAGCTTCACGGCTTTTTCAAGGTGTCCACGCATTTGTAATAATCTTTTGCGCTGCATCGGCTTATCAATGATTTCTTGCGTAATCTTTTCGATTAAGTCAATGATAATTAACGCCTTTTCTTTATCTGTCATTAGTATGTATTTTCAATTATGTATTCAACCTCTACCCAATAATGATATTGCTCATGATCCTCTATATTCCATTTATCTTGCAATGTTTCCCTTGCTAAAAACAAGGCGCATTGTTTTGCTAATATGGATACAAGGATTTCTTGCCCCAGTTCACCGCCAATACTTTCAATAAGGTTGTGGTAATGGTTAAATAGTTCGGTTGCTTTTTCCTTTGGTGTTTGGCTCATAAGTTTTCAATTTCCTGTTTAACTTGTTTCCAATAACTTTTGCATCTCATAGATGGCTTAATATCGTGTGTCGTAGTTAAAAGATAATGACTTTTTATAAGTTCATCAACTGCAATCAATGCGCATCTTTTTGCATTTTTATCTTTCATTTTGTCTCCTAAGAATGAAAGTATTTCATTTCTAAACTTATCAAACAATTCCTTTGCTTTTTCTTCTGGTGTCATGCTTATTTTAATTAAATGCAAGTAAATCGCTGCCTTGCGCAAGTCTTGAAAATATATATCTAAGGGAATCGCAACCGTGATTATCAGCATCTAAGGGCGTGGAAGATTTCTTATCATTCCAAATGTAATTCCTTAACTCATGCTTCAAGTTATACGACTCAGGCGTGACAACAATGGTATAATCTAACATTTTCTTTATTCCCTCCACGATTGAACCAGGGCCTTTCTCAGCCTTTTGCACATTTAAGCCCCGTTGTTGCAATGCCTCAATCAAACGTGGCTCACTTGTGTCCGCAATAACCATAGCGTTGGGGCTAACGAAATGGTTCATTTGCTCAATGACTGCCTCATAAGAAAGCGACTGTTTGTAAATAACTTCCTCAACGTATATTTTCTTTGCCCCTTTGTCAACCGCCACCTTGACCAATGCCAACGGATCTGGGTAGAAGCCGAAGTCAAGCCCGTAACCAAAAGGAAGGCTAACATCGAACTCCCCCTCAATCCAATTGTCAAAAATCACCCCTTGTTTTTTATCCAGCCATTTACCTAAGAACCTGTGAGCGTATGCCTCAATGTTCAATTCCTTTATCTTGCCTACCTTTTCAATGTAATCTTTGCTTAGGTTGTGATAATTATCAAGGTACGTTGTATGTATGTGCGTTATATCTGCGTGTGTGCTTATCGGTATCATTTGCCCATCAATGATTTCCATGCGATGCGATTTTTCAAACCACCTCTTCCAAATCCAATGTTCCACGTCCTGCGGGTTCATAACCAGTATTACAATGTTTGGGGTGTCAGGCATACGGATTGATTCATCAATGGTATCAAAGTCCTTTTCGCTTACAAATTCTTCAGCCTCATCAACAATGAACACATTTAACTTTGGTATTGATTTTAACTTTGCCGTTTGGTTTCCTGAACTTGTCTTGATGCCTGAGAATATTATTTCACTTCCTGTAACCTTGTGGCTTATTTGCGCATTGGTCATTTGAAATTCATCACCCACGCCGAGCAAGTCAATCTTTTCACGGAACTCAGGAATAACCGATATGTTAGCACTTGATAAGGTATAACGTGTAAAAAGAACCTTCCAACCTTTGTTGGCAAGGAGCATGTTACAAGCCCAAAGCCCCACAGTAAATGACTTTGCCGAACCACGTCCCCCAGTAATAAGGAAGTAACGGGTTTTCGGTTGCCAAAGGGCTTCGTACTTTTCACTTACCTTTATCTGCATCCTTTGTAAATAT